GATACACCAGTCAACAAAGGTATCGATACAGGAAATTTATCAATAATTAAATCTTTGACAGCGCGGGCGTAGTCTTGGATCTCTTTCTGAGAGTCTTCTTCAAGGCGTTGATTAAGGAATAGGGCTACTGATTGTAGGCTGCATGACCATCTGTATATGACATACATGCCGTATGCCGGGAGAAACAATCTTGCCTGTTCAGCTGCCACACCATTTTGCATAGCCATGCTGTAAAGAGCTTCACCCTGCTGGATGTAATCTTCCAATTGCTGAGACAGCAATGTTCCAGTCCAGGGATCAAGAGGTCCTCCAGACCCCTGCTTCTTATTGTCTGGTGCCAGTCTCCACTCTTCTTTTAAGGGAATATAAAATTCAGGCTCAGAAGTTACATATCTTCTACTAGATTCATTCCAAGAATCCATAGTATGATCTGAACCAATTACATACTTCCAATGTTGGCGAGCAACCATCAATGGTGCCTTAAATTCAAATGTCATAAACGCATGTCTGAAAGGCGACATATGATTTTCTCTCGCTAAATAATCAATCAATCTTGCATCGGCCGCTGATAGTTCAGTTGATTCTTTTGCAAAAGATGCTCGTGCGGCGTTTGCCACACTAAGGTCTGATCCCATCATATCCACTAATCTTACATAACCTTTGTCTAAAACTTTTTTAATGGAAGGTTCATTAACTGAATCATATTCCATTTTCATCTCCTTCATCATCTATGTCTAAATCAGAGTAATATTCTATCATACATTCGTTAAAGTCTTCAGATATTTTATAGAGTGAAGACAATAAACTACTGTAAATGTTATCTCCATTAGTTATTAATTGTTCTTCTCCATCAACTGAATTTATTAAAACTTCAGATATATGACTCATAGCATCTGATAGCGATTGCTGGATTAAAAGGAGTTCCTTTAATCCAAGCTTTACATCTTTTTCAAAATGATCTGACATATCTTTTAATTCATCTGAACTAACAATTTCAGTAAATATTTTTTCAAAATCTTCATTGTCAAAGTCTTCTTTTTCAGGCATGGTATTTGTCACTTAATCGGACAAGCTCCGCCTTCACACTCAAGGTTATCTAATAAATCTATATTGCTTGAGTCGGCAAAATTGATTCCATCTTTAATTTTTGACTTTAGCTTATTATATGTATCCAATGTAATTTCTTCATATGGAGCCATAATAAAACCATGATCACTATGAAGAAGGAATGAAACTGACTTTACCTTATTTTTATAGTTCTTTTTCATCCACTCTTGAATTTCGGGAAGCTCTTCTTTACGATAATATACCGTAACACTTACATTATTGTCTGCCCAACTTGTTTGGGCACGAACTACCCATTCTAGTTGCTCTATAGCAGTCAGTTCCTTTGCCAGGGTAGCGTGTTCGGGCGTTTCGCATGGGAACTCCACTACACAAATTGTATGATTTTCCTTGCCATCTAGCCCAATATCGTATTGAACTTTATGACCTTTTTCTCTACAATAATTAACCAATGGATCATTGCTTCCCATGCGTACACGGCGAATATAATATTGCGCGTACGCAGGATGAATGCCGGGAGTAACTCCAGCTAGAAGACTTAATGTTCCACTAGGCTTAACCGTTGTTAATTTAATTGATTTATTAATTTTAATTTCATTTGACCACTTTTCGTCAACAGCTTTAAGATTTTTATAAGCGTCGTCAACCCAAGACAATTGTTCTTCCGTGGCTTGGAGCCAGCCAGTAATGCCTTGACCTAATCTTCTATTTCGCTCAATTACATCTCGGCTCTTTTTGTATGGGTAAGCCAATGTTGTAATAGCTTTTTGCGTCTTATAGAGAAGTGCACTAACATCAAATAGTTCTTCTTTAGAAGAAATATTAGGTAAGAAAATCTCAGCTAAGTTACAAGGCTCGCCGTCTTCTAGGCCAATTTCTCCACATGGATTAGTTCCAATAACTTTATTGTCATTGACCTTTTCGCCAAGTCTACCATTCTTGCGAATTAAATTACGGTTAATCAAACCATACGGCTCACCAGATCCATCATAACCCTTCCAGAATTCATCAATTATTTCGTCATATGAATCTGCGTAGATTGAGTTATTAGAGTTTGCACGCCAAGCTGGGATATCTCCCTTGCCCCAATTCTTAGCCTTTAAGAAGAGGAAGTCATCAGGATCTCCAATGGCGATTTGAGCAGAACGGCGAGCAGAGCCAGCTACTACTATTTTGCCTATTATGTTAGCGATATCTAGGGCATCGATGGAACGAATTTTCTTTCCAACTCTAGCATTAAGAATGTCGCATATATTTAGAATTCCCTCAATCAGAACTTCAGGGCCTGATGCTGTTCCCCCAAATGTCTTGAGAGTTGCGCCATATCCACGAACTAGAATAGTGCTATAAGTAAAAGATTCTCCAGTTTCAAAGTAACTCTTAAGAACTTTACCAAGCAGAGCTGACCAACCATTGCGTGAATCACCTACAATAAAGTCAGCATCGTTAGTTTTTTCATGGCGAACATATCCCACATTTTGTACTTTAGGGAAATCGTGGACGCTAGCTCTTTCGACTGTAAAACCGACTCCACCGCCAACCATTAAATGATCCATTAGGAATTGAAAATCTTCAACCTTTGAGATTGTTGTCATCCAACAGTTCACTAAAGAAACACCACTCATTTTTTCCACCAAGGGTGTCCCTAATTGCCACAAGCAGCGCCCAGCAAAAATGCCCTTAAGGTTAAAGATGTAATCAAATAATCTTTCGGCTTCTTCTTTCGTGTAATTCGCCCCAATTGCTTGTGCACCGTTAATACAGCGTTCGATTGTTTCATGCCAGTATTCTTTGCGACCAAGGGATTCAATATCTCTTGAATAAGTTCTGCGATAGACTATTTCCCCTAAACCATTAAAGCCCCAAGGTGCTTTTTTATCTGCGTATGAATTAACGAATTCTTTTGAAAGAATAATATTTTCCATTTGTTATGCTCCTATTTTATTTTCTATTTTTCTTATGTATTTAGGGTTTATTTTAGCTATCTCTGTTGATTTTATCTTGCATATTTGATCTAATGTATACACTTTGTGTATTTGCTTTTCAAAAAAGTATCCACTTCGCCAATTGAATACTTTATTTACAAATACTTTATGATTTACAAACATATTACATATTACTGCTCCACCATAGGCTTTGACAATATTCTTAAATTTATTTTCAATATCCTCACGATTACTATCGTTTATGCAGTCGTGACTTACTGCTGACTCATATAGCCAGTTATAAGCCTGCCTAGTCATTGGTGCTATATCAATTGGCTCTACAATACCAAGGGTTATTATTTTATTTCTATTCTTAGATATTTCGAGATCTTCTTTTAGAACATCTATAAATATCTTAAACCAATCATCTCTGTAGAACTGTTTCCACGCAGTACACCAAAATAATAGATTACTAGGCGGGTCTGGTATGGGCGTATTTTCCACTAGAGGAAGTATAGTAGCGCAAGCTACTGCTCGTTTAATGTGGTCTTTTGCTTCAGTTTCGTTACTAAATTTGTTCATTGAGTTTTTCCACAGAGCAGCTATGTGTTCTGACCAATTTATATCTGCTATGTACAGTTTCAAGTACTTTTCTGCAACAGAAAGTGGAAGGCTATTGCTACTAATGGCTTCTTCTATTTCTTTCATTGACATTTAGAATCCTTCATAAAATCGGATAAACACACTAAAAGGTATAAAAGGCTGGCATGAATAAGACAACCCCGCCATTAAGGCGGGGCTGCTTATAGTATTTACTTCCTGCATACACATCATTATAGCATGTGTTACTGGAGACTTGTATGAGATTACGGATTATTTGATTGTTGCTGCACTTTCGGGATCGCCAACTTTTGTTGCAACGAGACCTTTAACGACACTTATTGCAGCTGCAACTGCGGCTGTAGCTGCTGCCTTAATTTCATCAACGCCACCTACCGTGTATACAGCGATAAAAGCTTGCGCTGCTGTCCAAATAGCTCTTTCTAAAATATCTTTTTGTAATTTATTCATAGTACCTACCTTCGGAAAAATTCTTTCTAATTAGCTTCTCTATAAGAAGATGAAAAGTTAAACCTAACCACACTCCTGTGAATATACTTCCTGTTAATTTATTCTCTGTATGTCTCCAAAAAGCTCTAGTTAATGTTTCGATCTTTTTGGACTTTATAGCATATATATCATACGCTATAATACCAAAGGCTAAACCGCCCCAAGCTATAACCCCACTTTTTTTATCATCTTTCTCTAAGATGAGCGGGGTGCCAAACACTTTAGAGGGCTTTCGCAGAAGCGACTCCGTTGAATTCCTTAACCTTTTCACGACCATAATCTCCAGTAGTATTTGCTTGACCGTAACCACTAGTAAACACCACGGTACTAGGAACACCCTTGAATTCATTTGGTTGGAAGAACCCGAAAGATGAGGGGGCTCCCTGTGCTTCCGTGCGCTGAGCGTGTCCAGTGTTGGCAAAAACATTAGCGGAAGGCACACCGTCGAATATGTAGTTATCATATAAGGCGTAGTCGTTACTTCTATTCTGTGCATGGCCAAACGTTGAAGGGAATGCAGATGCTCCAGCTAAGCCTTTGAATTCCTGTGGCTTAAATCTTGCACCAACATATCCGGCACCATCTTGGAAAGTTCCAGATAGTGGATGAATATACAGAGTGGTACCATTTAATAATTGTGACAAGAATCTGTTGCCAGGGAACTGACCAGTGCCTGGATCAAAATGATTGTCAGGAGCGCCATCTAAAACATGGCTTGTGCTATATAGCGGATAGAAAGAGTAAGTGCCCGTGCCCTTAGCTTTTCCTGTCATTGATGTATATGGATTGACCATTCCAGCAGTGGTTCTACCCTTTAAAACTGGTCTAGGTCCTACGTAAAAAGTGGCCATTTATTTTCTCCTTATGAAAACTACGTGACTTTATAGTACAGAAAAATTTGCTTTTTTAAACATTACTCATAATTAATAATTAAATCTGTCAACACAGGGGCAGTCTTGTCATCTAGCATATTCAAAGTAACTTCTATCCATACCGAGTTAGAGGCGCCTGGATTGCTTAAAGTATAAGTGCCAGAATCGTTATAAATGATTCTATAACTAAACGCGCTACTGATTAGGCTTGAGGGAACATTGTATATTTTAGGAGTGACGTTAGTCACATTTTCAATAACGTCACCGTCTGGCGCAGTGAACTTAATAATTGTTCTGCCAGTTGATAAGAACTTTTCATATCTGATATCCAGGTCTGATAATCCATATGTGTAGATAGCTTTTCCGAGTTCAGTAAAATAATTTCTTTGAATAAACTTGATTCTTATTGCAGTTATATCAGTATCTGGGAAAGTGAATGCTACGGGTGGACAATTTCTTATGGTGTCAGCGCCTGTTGTGGACCAACCTCCTGGTGGTACTTTGCCTATGGCTTCCGTAGTTCCATCGTAGTATGCTTTTTTGTTTAAGGGAGTCCATCCATCAGAATCAGCTAGTGCTGGATTCTGCTTAGAACTGTATTCAATGCTGACTAGATCTACACCAAAAGCAGGATAGGGGTTTATCTTAATCATATTAGTTTTTAGCGACCCCGCTGCTTCTGCAGGTATTTTTACATAGAGCATCATCTGTGCTCCAGCCATAGATGTTGACTCAACTATCACATTTCTTTTCCAAACTTTATCAGGAGCATCTAGAATAGCATTATAAATTGGTGTAGTATCAATAACTGCACCGTTTCCATCTACCCCTGCAAAATTTGTATCTATTTTAGCCTTAAAAAACTCTGGCACTACTTGACCGGCAGTCGGGCTAGTGAATTTTAATTTAGAAAATGAACCGCTAGAAACTTTTGGTAAAGAAATGGTATTATATATAGGATCAAAGCTAAGAAGTTCCGTTCCAGATACAGCGAATGAGGAACCAACTAGAGTCGAATAATCTATTTGACTAAAGGAGTGCAGCGAAATAGTATTGGATGTAGCCTCTAAAGCGCTTACTCTATTGGTAAGATCTTCTACAGCTGAGGATAAGAATTTATGATCTTTAATAACTCTTTCAAAAGCCTGGGATAATTTATTATCAATAATGTTAGATTTGTTATAGAGATAAACTAAATCTTTATAATTTTCTTCTACTCTTTCATTGTAATCAGAACTTTCGACAGGACCGTTATATTGAT